CACTTTGTAGTAACGTGTTGAGCGACGAATGAGCCGACCTGACCTTAAGTTGATAACCATGAAGCCCAGGTAGTGTTCCCTTTTCAGCAAGGCGTTCAACTTTGGATTTAAGCCTCGCATACGCTGGTATTGCTTTACTGAAGCTATTGATAATGTTGGCTCCTTGCTTCGCAGTGCCACCAATAACTGTACCAATCTTGGTTGGGGATGCTCCGTACAAAGTCGCATAAAGGACAGTCTTCGCAAGGTCTCTCGTCTCAACCCCGAAAGCTTGCTGATTTCTCGTGTGGACATCACCGTTGACTGTCTCATTTATGTAGTCCAAGTCATTAAGGTAATGAGCAAAACAACGCAGTTCAATACCAGACAAGTCAACACCCACAAGGACATTCCCCTTATCAACCGTCCAACACGAACGGAACTCTGTACCCAAAGTAGCTCGCACTGCTGGCACCTGAGCCATATTAGGGCTACTATGGGTAGCTCTGCCAGTAACAGCACCAAAACCAATAACTTTACCATGAACTCTCCCGTCCTTTCCTAGTTTTTCTAACCATGAATCTAATTGTGATGCTCTCTTTTGTAATGTCAAATATCTTGCAATAGGTTTAGCTTCCTCAAGCTGTACATCAGCAAGTACCGTCTCATCGACAATAATCTGCCCCTTCTCTGTAGTCTTGGTAGGCTTCCAACCTTTAGACATAAGACGCTTAGCAATCTGTTGACGTGAGCCAATATTAAATGCTTCAACATCATCTTTAAGTCTTTTACCAGTCTTCTCCGATACACGCTCCGTAACAATCGGAGGGAATATGGCTTGTAAAGCTTCTTCAATCTGAGCCATCTCAGTTTTAATTTCACAGAGCAACGTCTGTGCATACGGTTCATCAAGCTTGAATCCATTACGTTCCATCTCCGATAGAATTACTTGTACTTCATACTCTAGTTTAATAGCTTCGTCGCTAATCTTGTTAGCATCTAATTCTTTCCATAACATATCATATACTTTAGATGTAAGCTCTACGTCTCTTTGACAATACTCAAGCATAGTATCTGTAAGCCCGTCGTCATAAGCATTAAAATCTAATTTATGATAACCAAGAGTTTTACCCCACGAGTCTAAACTGTGTCCTCCTTCTCTGCTTGAATCAGATAAACGAGATAAAAGTAAAGTATCTTGAAGTTGAGATTTTCTTATTTTCGTATTCCATAAACGATTAAGGAGATAAGCATCAAAAGCAAAAATATTGTGTCCCACGATAGTAATAGCATTTTCTAAATATTCCTTCAACCCTGTAGGTTCTTTCCATACTTTAATCTCTCCAGTTTCACGATGTAAAGTAACCACGCACCAGACTATGTCATGTGCTAGGTTGGTTTCAATATCGAGGACTAAAGTCTTAAGCATTACATCTTTTCACAAGAAACAACTGTACCAAAATTAGTACACACCATCATTGTACCATCAGGCATAACAATCGTTGTAGTGCTCTGTGCCTGGGCTACTGTCACCAAACAAAACAACAATGTTGCAATAATAATCTTCATGGTTTAACTCCTATTATCCCACCACTTAGCCTATATGGATAAGCAGTCTTTCTATAAAAACAATATTCTATTTCATTTTTAACAGAATAGAACGCTTGATAATTCATTGTATCATGGCATCTGTCATCACCTACATAGCTATTATACATTGCATCTTTGTGCATAATAACTATCCATACTACATTACTTAGTAGGAACAGGAGGAGGAACAGGCTTTTCTTTTTTCTTAAATATCTCATCCCAGTTTTTCTCAAATTGTTCTTTCGGTATTGTTAATGGTCTTTGCCTATCGCCTTTGCCGCCAGTGCTTCTCATAGTTTTCCTTTCTCGACTGCTTCATACCAGTCTTGTAAATATGTTATTAAAGATTCTTTACTGTTACCAATGAGGTTTAGTTTACCGTTACAGTTTAATACTTGTACTTTAGAAACGTATGCTTCTTCGTCAACATGACCTGTGATAATCAATACCGTATGAATTTTAGATAAAGATAATAACAGAATCTTTTGACCCATCGTCATCTTCTCACCTTCACGCTTCCATTCACCGAAGATAAACTTTCCTTTACGTTCAACTATCATGTCAATATTACTAGGCATGAAGTGAGGATTATCAGGAATCATTCCACGAAGGAAACCAAAGTCTACATGAGAAGCATTCGCATTACGCATAGCTGGTATCATTTTAATTCATCCCATATCCACTGCATGTTCTATGGCAGTTTTCGTAAGACATCTCCCACCCTGCAGCCTCGTCTTTCAACGCCTCTATTTCTTTCATCTGGCTTAAATACGCTTCATCATGTAATAATTTGTCAGCTTTCAACGCCTCTATTTCAGCTTGTTGTTTGACAATTATTTTTTCTAAATCAGCAACATATTTAGGGTCTATTTCATTTGCGTTCATTTCTTTACCTTGTTCACGGAACATGAACTGCTCATTATTTTGAACACTAATTGACCTGTTCATCATTCCTTCTGCATAACCTATTTGCTTTCCACGCTCAAAGGAATCTAAATAAAGCTGTTCTGCTGCAACTAACTGTGCTTTATCTTTGTCGTGCGTTTTGTACAAATATTCTATTGTTTCTATTTGCTGATAAGCCCATAGTTGAATTTCCGAATCTGCTGTACCGTTTTTTAATGTTTGCAGTTTTCCGTGGTAGCTCATTTATCTTGTGCCTTTCTTAACAATGGCTTGCTGAAAGTATTAAATAAAGAGCAATACCGCCAGCTATATAAATCATCACCCAAGATATTACGAAGTCTTTTGTGTTCATTTCTCATTAGCCTTTCTTAACACAAACTGAATAAATTTAATCTCATCATAGCCAAGCCATATATCAAATTCTTCAGCTAATTTCAGTATTTCTTCTTTGTTTAGCGTCTTTGCTGGATGGGTATAGAGTGGAAGTGTATGAGCCATTCCATCTGTATAAAAAATATTTCCATCTTTATCCATCCACGCTACTGGTTCATTGTCCGTCATAGCTAAACCTCAATTGTTCTTTTAACGCCTCTATTTCAGCATTAGCATCATCTAACAACGCTTTATTAGTTTCATTTTGAATGGCTATTTGTGAATATTCATTTTCCCTATCCACGATTCTTGTTTGTAATGTTTCTATTTCAGCTTGTTGCTGGCGTAGCATAGTGGCTGCATTCATAACTAAATCTCTAGTATCTGAATCACTAATAATTGGAGATTCTAAACAAACCCACAGTTCATCAATCAATTCATTTGCGTTCATTTCTCTTGTGCCTTTCTTAAACTGATAATGGTTCTTCAATAATCCAATCCAAACCATTGCCTTTGTTTTCAGGCAAAGTTGGAATATCACGCCACATATAATCTATTTGCGATTCGTAAGGTGCATCAGGAATTGGCACATATAATCCCCATGCTTGCTGAAGAATCGGCATTTCACCACGCATTACATAACGCAAAGGTGTTAAAGGTTTCCAATATTTCATTTTTCATTAGCCTTTCCTCTTTTAATAAAGCCACATGCACAGCTTGAACATGATATTGCGTCATGCTTTGCTTTCAACGCCTCTATTTCAGCTTGTTGCTGGCGTAGCATGGCTTCAGATTTTTGAATTATTGAGTATTCAAATTTAGACATACCATCTTGAAGCGTATCCATCTGACTTAATTGTTGAGCTAGTTCATTTGCGTTCATTTCTCTTGTGCCTTTCTTAGTATTTCTTAGTATTTCTTCGTACTTATCTAGCTCTTCGTCCGTTGTTCTTCCTACATAAACATCTTTATTATCAGGGTCTCGGATAAAACGTAGTTTAAGTAAGTCAAGGATTTCTAAATCACGATATAGCATTTTAGTAGTCATTTCTCTTGTGCCTTTCTTAAATTAGGGGTTGACTGTGCAGACGGTAGCCAACCAATACCGTTAGCAATCGAGCGAGTTGTCTCACTCCAAGCACTACACTTGCTTTGCTAATCATTTCTCTTGTGCTTTCTTTAGTATTGCTCTAGCAAAAACTAACTGTCTTTCTGCGGTGGAATTATTTGAAAATACATCAAGCCAAATATCACATATCTCATCATCACTTAACTCACGAGGTTTTGTGGATAATTGACCGCCCTCAAATGCCATAGCAATCAGCTTTCTAATCTCAGGACTGACCGCCATCTGAGTTATGTTTGCATCCCACCAACGGGTAAATGGAGATTGATAGTTCATTTCTCTTGTGCCTTTCTTAGTATTGCTCTAGCAAACTGAATTCCATCACTTTCTAACACCAAATCACTATAACGCCATAAATTGTCATCTTGAAATACTTGTGCAATTTCTGCATCTGTTAGTGTTTTTACTTTATTGGTTTTAAGTCCTTCAGCATACCCAAACGCTTTACCACGCTCAAAAACTTCTAATACTAATTTCTCACTCATAATACATCCTCCATTTCAAGCATTCGTCCAGAGTCTTTATTGTATAACAACGAAGCACAATGGGGTGAAGTTAATCCTGAAAATCTATTTTTTAAAATGGAAACCCTGGTAGTGTTGCGTTCAATAGGGTCTTCAGCTTGAGCATTACGAACCAATCCAATAACAATGTCACTAAGTTGGGCGATAGAAGCAGAACCACGCAACTGAGACAATGATGTCGCAGCCCCTTCCTCATGTCCCTTACTATCTGGCCTCTTCAGATGTGACACAGCAATAAGACACACTCCAGTTTCTTGAACTAACATACGCAACTTCGTCATTAACTCATCAATAGCCTTGCGCTCATCACCGTTAGATTGTGCAGAAATAATCATTGAAATATGGTCTAAAAAGATATACTTGCAATCTGCTGCTTTAGCGAAGTATCGAATACGATTCATCACGTTGTCAATATCCGTAGAACCAAAGTTATCCCATAAATACAATCTATCTGTACCCATCGTAGCATCAAAGGACTGCTTGAGTTCTTCATTACTTACTAAAGTGTCAGGTAAATGTAAAGGTTTGTTCAAGTGTAAAGACATAATACTTCTCGCTGTCTTACGTACAGATTCTTCCATAAACATTAAGCCAATGTTAGAGTCTGTAGTCTGTATCAAGTGCCAGAGAATCTCACGCAAGAATTGAGACTTACCTAGTCCTGAACCTGCACAGACTGTGATAAGCTCTGCTGGACGGATTCCATAGGTAAGCTCGTTGACTCCTGCCCAAGGATAGAGGGCTGACGATTTCTCCACAGGTCTATTAACTTCTTCCCATAACGAAGAACCTGCGATAATTCCATCCGGTGTCCATTGCTCTGCTGCCCACCATTGCTTAACATAATCAGCTCCTTTACCTACTGCAAGATAATCACAAGCATCTTTAAAACCTGCTACGTGCTTCACAATCTTACACTTGCTACCTAGAATCTCTGCTACTTCATTCGCTGCCTTCTGTCCAGGCTCATCAGCATCAAAGCAGATATAGATATTCTCAAAGGAAGATAACCACTCATAAGAGGCTTTAACGTCCTTTAGAGCTGCTTGTGCTCCGTTACGTACTGAGACATTAGCGTACTTGCTACCACTCATCTGGAACCCTGCTAGGGCATCTAGCTCACCTTCATGGATAGTGACAGTCTTACCGCCTTTAGGAAATAACTGCTGACCGAATAAAGTCGTATGTTTCCACTCTCCAGAGATACCAAAAGTCTTATGCTCAACATTACGATTCTTGGTAGCTACAATAATACCTTCTGCATCTGCGTAGGGATAGAACTGTGAAGTCCCATCTTGAGTTACTCCGTAATATTGGCAAGTATCTCGTGTGATGCCTCTGTCGCTAATCGACATAATACTGCCTTTAACTTCTAACATATTCTTCTTCCTTGTAGGTGCAACATAACTTTCTGTTCCATCGCCTTTAATGTGATTACCACACACATGACAATATTCGTGATGGTCATCATACAATGAATTCCCATCGGAGCTACCGCATTTAAGACATGGAATGTGCTTAAGGAAATTAGACACTTAAATAATCTCCCCATTGTTGTGCTATCGCATCAGCGATTCCTTGGTAAGTAGTGCTGCGTAGTTTCCATCTATCAGGGCTAGGAGGCATTTTGTGCACTTTAGCTTCTCTGCCTTCAACAATATTAGTAGGAACAAGTTTAGGTAAGTTTTTAAGCCATAGACAAGTTGCTTTAGTTTCTCCATGCCCGAACTGCCAAGGCTGTATTATCTGGTCAGGTTTTCTAATTTTACTAGAAATCACGCTAATAGGATTTTCTAAAGCAATATGTTTAATATTTGCATCAAGTAGTTTACGAACAAAATCTAAAGCCTCTGCCTGTTCTACCACCTTGTCTTTAAACCATCTTGAACCAGAAACTGCTAAGTGCGTGCAAGGTGGGTGAGCAACCATCAAAGAAAAACCATTATCAATAATATCAAATACATCTCCTTGATAATGAGGCCCAGGGACATCAGTAGGAAGTAAGTCGCATGAAATAGCATCAAAGCCTCTTTTAATAAAAGCATCTCTAACTCTACCACTATATTCACACGCTACAAGTATTTTAATTTTAGACATAATTTTCTCTATTTAGTACTACATACTACTTAGTTAATTTAGTTTTTAAAAACAATATTAATATTATTTACTATTTAGTACTACATACTACTTAGTATTCATCTAGATTATCATAATCATTATCTAGATATAAATCTAAATCATCTACATCATTACTACTTAGTAAATCAATTCTATCTTTATAATTAATATCTGTTTTTACTGTTTTTAAACATTTTAAACACATATCTAGATAATCATTAGTATTAACTGACTTAATCGTACTTTCGTATGGAGTTAATAACACATTGCAGCAATAGCATCTCATCTGGTGTCTCCGTTGCCTTTTATAGGCGATTTAAGGTGCTTTTTAGCTGTTTTCTTAGTCATTTGATACCTATCCTTCATCTTCATCTTGAAAGCCTCCTAGAGCTTCTCCTGAAATGTTATCACAATCCCAAACTACGTGCTCGCAGTCCATTTCTTCAGGTGCGTAAGTGCTTGCACGATTATCTTCAGGCATTATCTTGGTTAAGGAAAGAGTCTCGTGAATCAGATTGTGTGTTATAATATACTTCATAATAGTTTCTAAATTCCTTAGCTAGTTTACGCCATGTAGGGAGGTTAGTTTCTCCTACTTCACCTTCATATAATGCTGGAGCAATTCCACCACGATTTAATAATGCTGTCAATTCTGCATCAGTCATAATAATGTTCTCTTAATATACCTCTGTTAATAAAAATCTTTCTTAACTTCATTAAAGCTCTTTTCTCAATCTCCCATACTGCCTGGTGCGTAACACCTATTTCTTCTGCTATTTCTTGGTAAGTATAAATCTTAGTCATCTTAAATACAATCTCTATCATACCCTAAAGCCATTAAACGCTTGCGAACCTTCATCAAGGCTTTTCTCTCTATGTAAATTACCATCACGTGCGAGATGCCTAATGCTTTTCCTATTTCTTGATATGTCATTTTATTCTCCCATCCCTTTACAGTAACGAAGCAAACTAATCACGGTATCAATGCACGATGTAACCGCAAAGATAATTAAAAGCATTTCTTCCTTGTCCATTATACATTCCTATGGTATGCGTCATGCGGATGCGTAAGCATACTTTTCACTAACTCATCAACAGATGAGAACCATTGTATCACCTTTAAGCCATCTTGCTGATAAATAGTAAAGCTCATTTTTCTTGTGCCTTTCTTTCCATTTCTTCATACTCAGTCCAATGCAAAACATCAGAAGCTGTAGGATATTTTTCCCATACATCAGCACCTACTAAAGCATCTACTTCAATCCATTCCCATACCAGTTTAGGTATCCTTGCGTAATATGTAGTGTTTGCGCTCATTTCTTTTATAACCTTTTAAAATAGTGCATCCTCAAATATAAACTTAGGAGCCTTGCGAAGCTCGATTGTCCATGCGTTAGTACCTACATAGGCGAGGGCCTCAGCTTTAGTATAGAACCAACGCAGCACAAAACCATCCTCATCACTAACCCAGTATTTGCTCAACATATCAAGCTCCGCAATAGTAGTCTTTTTTCATGTCTTCCTCAATGGCTTTATCTAGCATATCGCCATCAAGCCATTCAAAAGATGACATATTACCATTACATAGCACAACTGCGGGAGCCATAGCGTCATGAGGTGCGTGGCAGGCACTATTTCGTAGATGACGATACATCTCAGCGTGTTTAAAGTTTTCTTTATTATCCATCATATAGGACAATAACGATGCTCTGTTATCTTCTTGGACTTCTAGGGCATCGCATAGCTGGTTAATGAGGTTAGCTGTCACGACGTAGTCATCATTCAATGCGTAGGCACGTGCCTTGCGTATGAGGTTTTCAGTAATCATTATACTTGCTCCGATTGTTTAAACATATTTAATATATCAAGGATAACTACACCTTCGCCCCTTACTTTCATTTGCTTAACAATATCTGCGAGGTCGAAGTGATATTCTGCCTCTTCCCATGCGTAACGAGCTTCCTCGCTGCTCATCTCTTGTAAGTTATTCATATTGGGTTAGCCTCATAGTAGCGTTGTGCAAGAAATAAAGCTGTATTGTACCAGTAAGCATGTACACGCTGGACAATATCTACAGGTGCGTGCGAGGGTGTAGGATAGTCTGATTCATCGTAACCGCACTCTGCTAGACCTTCACCCCAGTGCGTAGCAGGGTTACAGGTGCTCATCATTAGGTTTTGAGTATATAAAGCTATTTCATTCTCTAACATCTCAATGTCGGTGTATTCTTCTTCCTCAGGTACATAATAATTTCTATTTCCGTATAAGCTCATTTTAAAGACCTCCTATAAACTTAACTAAGAAAACAATACTAATACCAATAAAAAATATAGTAAACATGCTAAGGGCTATTACAGCAAAATATTGCATTAAAAACTTGTAACATTCCCAAAACTCTTTCCAATTCTCAAACATTTTAAACACCCTCCAAGGATTCTAAGTTAATCACAAGGTGTAAGCCCTTGACTTCTATTGTGCAACCGTTACAGGCGTAATTAGCTCCATCTGCTGCAACATGCGTAAGACGATTCTCTGGGAAATTCTCATCAAGCCATTCGATGAGCAAATCTCTAGTATTAAATATAACTTCATGCTTCATCTTTAACCCCTTGTTTGTTTGTACAGTAACACGCTACAGCAAGTATAAGCAAGAACAAAGCCCATAAGGGATACTCACCAGCCAACCAGATAGCACCTAAGAACAATCCTAGCATACATTCGAAGACACCTAATTGAATAATCAATGGTAAACATACTAAGAACAATAAAGACAATAAGATACCGCCTGCGATTCCAATCATGGTAAAACCTCCAATAATTCATAATCTAAAATACTCTCCCCAGTCTCTAAGGCTTGCTCTACAATGTCATAAACAAAGTCAGCAGCACATATAGAATCATCTTTTAATTCTATCTCTAGGGTTATCTTGAAAGTTTTCATATTAAGCCCCTTCAATAAGTTGTAATCTTCTACCTTTATGAGATGTAAATCTTTTTAGCATCTCACAAGCCTTATCATGCGTCATTGCATACCTAGTCATAAATACGCTATCGCCTGTTTTTTCGTTAATTGCTACAATGTGGTAAGTTTTCATGTTAAGCCTCAGGATGTTTAGAATTGAATAAGTTTCTGCCTAGGTTTATCAACGATAACCCTTGTTCTTCAGTCATGCCCCGATGCTCTGCAAACAATGAAGGGCTGAGATAGTTATTTTTAAATTCTAGGTATTGCTCTATAAGATAGTTTCTTGAGTTCATTGTATTAAGCCTCATGTTTTGTAAATTCTAAACCACGAATAAAAGACTGCATATCATTATATAGCTCACGCTTAGTGCGTGTTCCCTGTCCTACTGGAGTGCTAACGCCTCCGCCTGTGTTGCTCATACGGTGTAAGTTAACACCGCCATAAGCATAGTAAATGTGGAAATTACCTACATTAGCACAGTATTTACCATCTACACGGCTTGAGGATTCTAAGGGGCTGTTAGTTAGCTTGTTGATGTAATCAACCAATGATTCGAGTTGTTTTTCTGTGATTCTTTGCATGATGTTTAATCCTTTAATTTAGTTTATGTTTAATGCTTAGCTACTAATTTATTCTTATTTCAAGCTATTGTATATAGGGACTTACCCCTATTGACATTACAAATAATGTATGTTAGTTAGGTGCCATACAGTAAGACACACAGCGAAAACTACTAAGGTAATGATAAGGGCTTTAAAGTTTGACATGATGTTTATTCCTTTGTTTGTGTGGGTAACTACAATTTAGTACTAATTGTAAGTAAAATCTATAGGTGTTTATACCTAGTTGCAAACAAACAACAATGCCAATTTATAGGGGACAACATCGAGACAGTAAAGCAGATAGCGATAGAACGGATAGACATACTAAAGGGATAGACAATAACAGACAGAGAAGGGCATAAGAGAGCTACTTAGTCTATATAACTGAATAGCATATTGAATAGGATTGTCTACTCAGTAATGGTATAAGACTAAGACGCACTAAGCAGGTGCAAGTCCTTGATTAGTAATGATGGGTAATAAACTGCCTAATAAACAGGCACTACTTAGCCCTGCACAAAGCTGCACAGAACATGACATTACAACGTAAAGACCTGAGCAGACCTCCAACGTAGCTGGGTAGAGCTGGGTAGTTCCCTAGGTAGAATCTAGGTAGGGTGGGGGTAAAAAAGAATTATTAGATAATATATATAACGCTACATTTAACGCTGGCATAACTTTTAAAACAAGGGGTAGGGTCGGACCAAGGTAGAAACTAGGTCGTGCTCTCCAGGACGGAGTAGACATAAAGAAAGAAAGTTAAGACATAGAACTAATAAGTGCTCTTTAGCCCTATGTAGACTACATTGTGCTCTATTGCTCTATGTAGTTAATAGTTTTTATTACTATATTAAATACTTACTATATTCTTACTAAAAAGTAGACTACATTGTTGTCTATATAGTATTATACACTAATTTCTTTATTTGTCAAGAACTATTTAGGGCATGTCGTATAAAATAGTGCTTGACATTTAAATAATTATATGTTACAATGAGGTATAGAGTAAAGGAATATTATGGCACGTAGAAAGAAACGAGAACTAAAAGCTGAAGGTAAATGGTGGTCAGAGAGTCAAAAGCTCGAAGCTGCGACTACATTCCTTGCATTGGGTAACGGTGCTCAAACTGCTGCTGTCTTAGATATTCCGTTAGCTACGTTTAACCGTTGGAGATATACCGACTGGTTTAAGAAGATTGTTGATGACTTAAAAGCTGAAGACAATCTTAAACTCAATGCTAGATTAACTAAGTTGGTCTCTAAGGCTTTGGATGTCACAGAAGATAGACTTGACAAAGGTAACTATCAATATGACCCTAAGACGTCTGAACTGATTCGTGTCCCTGTGTCGATGAAAGATGCAGCTAAGGTTGCTAACGATATGTTAGAGCGTAAAGACTTGATTGAGTCTAAACCACAACAAGAACAGATTGAAAAGACTGTCGATGCCAGATTAGCTGCTTTAGCTGAACAATTTAAACAGTTCGCTAAGCCTAAAGAGAAAGACATTACTCCTAAACCATTGGTTATCGAGAACGAATAAATAAAAGACCGTCTCGCAAGAGCTTTCAATTCGTCGCAGGTGCGAATGGTCAAACACCTGTTCCACTCCTCTGAAAGGGATAAAATGAAACAATGTAACACATGTAATACTTTTTTTGAACTTGACCAATATAGAGTTCGTAAATTAAACAATAAAGAATACATCGGACACAAGTGTAAAAACTGTGAACGTAAAGAACAAAAAGAAAAAACTAGTAATAGCTGGGATAGATATTTTATAAGATTACTTTCTAAAAGAGAAAGACACTTAACACTTACTGTTGAAGAATGTGTTATAATACTTAAAAAACAAAACTACGTATGTGCTATTACAGGAGTTCCTTTAACAAAACTACATGGTTCAGGAGTTGTTAATACAAATGCTTCTTTAGATAGAATCATAGCAGGTGGTCCTTACGAAGCTTGGAATGTACGAATTGTATGTAGCCTAGTTAATAAAATGAGATTAGACAGCTCTGATGCAGAGTTAAAATGGTGGTGCAGAAAGATAATAGATGGAATTAACCTCTGAGGTAATTGAAGGATTCAGCAATGCTTGTTTAGTTAAGAATTTTGATTCTGCTACACAAACTCCTGACTTCCACCGAGAACTATGGTCTTTATGCTGTACTAAAGATAAATTCGTTGCGATTAGCGCACCACGAGGCCATGGCAAAAGTACTGCTGTTACTTATACTTATTGTCTCGCTGAGGTGTTGTTTCGCAGGTCTAGATATGTCTTGATTGTCTCAGACAGCTTTAGTCAAGCTGGTTTGTTCTTAGGTGATATCATTAAAGAACTTAGGGACAATGACGATATACATGGTCTATTTGGCAACATTGAGTTGACAAAACAAACAGAAGATGATATAATAGGTAAATTCGAAGACGGACACACATTCCGTATTCAGGCTAAAGGCTCTGAACAAAAGCTTCGTGGTTTAAAGTGGTTGAACAAACGTCCAGACTTAGTTATCTGTGACGATATGGAATCTGATGAACAGGTTCTCAATAAGGATAGACGAGAGAAGTTAAGACGTTGGTTTTACTCTGCTCTTATCCCTGCCCTGTCAGTTACAGGAAAGATTCGCATAGTCGGTACTATTTTGCACTTAGACTCCCTTCTTGAAAGGTTGATGCCTGAGTCTCAACTAGCATCCCTAGGCACTAAAGCTTTAAAGAACTTAATTACTGAAGATTTAAGACAGTATACAAATTACAAGACTTCTTGGTTATCCATTAAGTATCGTGCTCATACAGATGACTTTAGTAAGATTCTGTGGCCTGATAGATGGAACAAGAAAGCCTTAGAAGAGCGTAAAGCGCAATACGTCGCACAAGGATTAGCTGACGTATATTCTCAAGAGATGTTAAACGTTCCTCTTGATGATGCTAACGGATTCTTTAAGAAGAGTGACTTTGCTCCGCTTAAGGAAGAAGATAGATTAAAGAATTTGAATTACTATATTGCTTGTGACTTAGCTATTAGTCAACGACAACATAGTGATTACAGTGTTTTTGCTGTGGCGGGAATGGATGAGAACCAACATCTCCAGTGTGTAAACATCGTTCGTGACCGAATGGACGGGATGCAAATTGTTGAAACTATTCTCGCCCTCCAGCGAACGTACAACCCTGAGTTGTTTGGAATCGAAGCAGGTACTATCCAGAAGTCTATCGGACCGTACTTGAACGAAGCAATGATGAAGCAGGACACTTTTATTAACCTGGTGTTACTCAAGCCTTCAGGTGATAAGTTGAGTCGTGCAAGGTCAATGCAAGCTCGTATGAGAGCAGGAGCCGTTAAATTTGACAATTCTGCTGATTGGTATCAAACATTCGAAGATGAGTTACTGCGTTTTCCTAGAGACAGACATGATGACCAGGTTGATGCTTGGGCCTACATCGGTTTACTCTTAAATCAAATGCAAGTAGCTGCTACTCAAAGTGAAGTTGATGAAGAAGAATACAGGGTTGCCCTACACGATTTTGGATATGACCAAGCTGGTCGAAATGCTACCACAGGCTATTAAGAACACATGAAATTAAATACCGAGTTTAATCTAAAAGACGTTGTTGCCTCCCCTAATATCGCTGAGATGTTAGATGAAGGAGACCTCAACACAATTAGCTATAACGTCTACAAGGGATTCCAAGCTGACTTGGAGTCTCGTTCTGCTTGGGAAAAACGTACTGAAGATGCTATGAAGCTTGCTTTGCAAGTTGCAGAAGCTAAGTCATTCCCTTGGCCTGGAGCATCTAATGTCAAATTTCCACTTATCACTATTGCTGCTTTGCAGTTTCATGCTCGCAGTTATCCTGTACTTATCAATGGGGAAACCCCTGTCCAATGTCGCACATTCGGTGACGACCCAACAGGGGCTAAAGACGCACGTGCTCAGCGTGTAGCAAACTTCATGTCTTACCAGATTCTTGAAGAAGATACCAACTGGGAATCTGAGATGGATAGAGTTCTTATCTCTCAGCCTATTGTTGGCTGTGCTTTTAAGAAGTCTTACTTTGACCCTATCCTTAAACACAATGTTTCCGAGAACATCCTTGCTAAGGACTTTGTCGTAAACTATTGGACTAAGCATTTAGATACATCCCCACGTATTACTCAGATTCAGTACTTGTCTAGAAACGACATATACGAACGTGTAGCTCGTGGTTTATGGTGTGAAATGACTGATGTACGTCCTGCTGCTGTTCCTCAGTCAAACATGACTTTGGCTCAAAACAAAGCACAAGGGATGTCTGCTCCTGATTCAATCGATGACTCTACTCCATTTGAAATCTTAGAACAACACACCTTTATTGACTTAGACGGTGATGGCTATGCTGAGCCGTACATCATTTGGATGCGTCGGGATACTAAACAAGTTCTACGTATCGTAGCTCGTTATTTTGAAAACTCTATTGAAAGAGACGGTAAAGGAAATGTTCTTTCCATCAAAGCAGAAACATACTTCACTAAGTTCCCTTTCATTCCCTCACCTGATGGTGGCTTTTATGACCTCGGTTTCGGAAGCCTACTTGGACCACTTAATCAAAGTATTGATACCTTACTCAATCAGCTTATTGACACAGGCACGATGGCCAATACAGCAGGTGGTTTCTTGTCCCGTGGTATCAAGCTCCGAGGCGGTAACTACAACTTCGCACCCCTAGAGTGGAAACATGTCGATACAACTGGCGATGACCTCCGTAAAGGTATCATGCCTCTCCCAGTGCGTGAACCTTCTCAAGTTCTGTTTACTTTGCTCAGTATGCTTATTAATTACGGTGAGCGTATTGGTGGTTCTGTTGACATCTTGTCAGGTCAGAATCCAGGTCAGAATACTGCTGCTGAAACTACGAGGACGATGGCTGAACAGGGAATGAAGATTTTCTCTGGTATCTTCAAACGTACCTACCGTAGTCTTAAAGATGAGTTCCGTAAGTTGTATCGCTTAAATCAACTATACCTCCAAGGTGTAGAAGACTACAACAGCGATACAGGTGCTAACTTTATTGCTGCTGATGACTTCTTAGGTCCAGTATCTGATGTACGTCCTGCTGCAGACCCTAACATTGTTTCTGACACACAGCGTATTCAACAAGCCCAGGCAGTGCTTCAATTAGCAACTACCACGCCTGGTATGAATATGTATGAAGCTCAGAAAACATACCTCAAAGCAATGAAGGTTAATAACATTGAACAAGTGTTACCAGACCCTAAAGGCCCTAACGCTATTAAGCCAGGTCCTTCAGAGAAGATTCAAATTGAACAAATGAAGATGCAAGCTAAACAGGCTCAGATGCAAATCGACCTTAAGCTCAGCGTTGCTAAGTTGTTACAACAAGCTGAACTCCAACAAGCTAAGATTCACAAGTTGGAAGCAGACGCTATCCTTGCTGTTGAACAAGCAGGTGGCGTTAAGACAGGACACGATATTGCAATGCTAGATGCACAAATTGGTGCAGCTAGAGCTAAGCAAGAAGGAATTCAAGACAGTATCAAAACCGTAATGGCTTTGGAAAAACACATGTCTGATATGACAGCTCCTAAAGAGGGAGAAGCAGCACCAGAATAGGTTTAACAAGGAGGAAGTATGGCAATCGTAGTAACAGAGCAGGAATTTAATGAATGGAAAACTAGTCGTGTAACTCAAGCCTTTATGAAGGCAATACACAATGACAGAGAGTGGCTTAAAGAGATGTTGTTAGCAGGAACCGAAGATGATGCGAGTATCAGAGGACGAGCAGCAGCATGTACAGCAATTCTAGCTTTAGATTATAACGAGTTGATGAATTCAGTAACGGAGAAGAAGGATGTCTAATGCGACAGGTATCACCCCTATCTTTGACAGGGTTCTTATTCAGCCTTTAGTAGTAGAGAATAAGACAGCTAGTGGAATTATCGTATCTTCAGATGAAACCAGTGAACGTGAACAACTTGCAAACACTACAGGTGAGATTATTGCTTTAGGTGAAGAAGTTCCAGCAGACATTGTAACAATCGGTATGAAGGTAGCTTTCGCTAAATACGCTGGTTTGATGTACAAAGGTAAAGACGGCAAAGACTATCGCATGATTAATTATGCAGACCTCGTAGCCAAGTTAGACGACGATATGGGCTTAGTTGACCCACATCTATTAAAAGGGATTAAATAATGAGTGATGAACTACAACAAGAAGCACCACAGGAAGCTCCAGAAGCCTCTCAGGTTGAGTCCGAAGCAAGGGCGCAGGGTTGGGTAGCAGCAGAAGAGTTTCGTGGTTCTGAGAACGATTGGGTTGATGCTGAGACGTTTGTACGTCGTGGCAAAGAAATTATGCCTATCCTTCGTAAGAATAATGAGAAATTGCTTAAAGAATTAGGTGAAGCCAAAAAGATTGCTGAAGAAGCACGAGAAGCTGCTAAAGAGTTTCGTGAATACCAGAAGCAACAGTTTGAGCGAAAGACCAAAGACTTGGAAGGTCAATTAGAGCAACTAAAGCAAGCTAAGCGTGATGCAATCACTCAAGGCGATGGCGATAGAGCAATAGCGATTGACGATGCAATGGACGACTTGAAAGAGCAACGTCTAGAAGCTAAACAAGACTTAAAAGCTGCTGAAGAGAAAGCTAAAGAAGTTCCTCAAGTTACTGCTGACCCTACTCTTAATGAGTGGATGGACCGTAATGACTGGTTTGGAAAAGATACACGTTTGACTGGTATGGCAAATGGTTTAGGCGTTGAATTACGTCGTGAGAACCCAGCCTTACAAGGTAAAGCATTCTTGGACAAGCTAGATGAAGAACTTGCTAATATGATACCAGAGAAGTTTGGTAAGAAACGTGTGCAGAATCCAATGGAAGGTTCCTCTAATGGGACAGCTAGACCATCTGTAGGCGGTAGTAAGAAATCTTACAATAACTTACCTGCTGAAGCTAAAGCAGCATGTGACAAATTCGTTAAACAAGGTCTTATGACCAAAGAAGCTTATGTAGCAGAATATGATTGGACCTAAGGGAGAATAGAACATGACTGAAATTAAAAAAGAAGTAAAAGCTGCTGTAGAGTCTACTAAGGTAGAGCGTCCTCGTGAACGTAAAAAAGGCGTATTTAATGGGACTCAAGGCAAGTTGCAAGTAGGGAGACAGATTGATGGTTTCCACATGCACATTTTCAATGACACTCCTGGGCGCATCCAGAATGCTACTGAAAACGGTTATGAGTTTGTTCATCCAAGTGAGATAGATGGGGTTACAGAGAACGTTACTTCTCGTAATCTTGATTTAGGAGATAAGGTTAGATTCTTAGTAGGTGCTGGAGAGAAGGGCGAACCAATGTACGCTTATTTGATGAAAATCAAACAAGAGTGGTTTGACGAAGACCAAAAGCAATTACAAGAACGTAACGATAAAACCGATGCAGCTATTAGACAAGGTAAGACACCTGGTGTTGATTCCTCTGGTTTCTATAATGCTGGCATCAAATATTAAACTTTCTAATTAAGGAAAAATGATGGCAAATGTAAATGCCGTATCAGGATTGTCGCCAGTAGGCACAGTTACTGGTGCACCTTTTAACGAGCAAGGCGTTCTTTACGCTATTGCTAACACTGCTTCTTACACTTTCGCTATTGGCGATATCGTAAAATCTGCTGTTGGTAATGACGCAAATGGCGTAGCTCTTGTAACTAAAGCTGCTGCAACTGACGTACCTTTGGGCGTTATTGTATCTATCCGTGTTGCTAATCCAGGCGTAAGCTTGCAAGGCACAAACATTGACTTAGGTAAATTGTGGATTGGCGTTTCTGCTGGTTCATATACTTATGTTTATGTTGTAACAGACCCTAACGTTATTTACTCAGTACAAGCTAACGCTTCTGCTGATGCTAAAGTTGGTTCTACTGCTGTTCCAACGATTACTGCTGACCAAACTTCAACTTTGTCACAGTCTTCACCTTTCTCAGCTACTTATGTAACTGCTGATACTTCAGCCACTGCAGCTTCTATGTTCCAAGTTGTAGGTCTCTACCAAGAGCCTTTGAACGTTCCTGGTGCTTACAATAACGTGTTGGTTGTGTTTAATAAACACCAATACAAACAAGCCTTCGGTGCTTAATTAATAGGAGATATATAAAATGGCTGGTGTAATTACAACTGGTACTCACCCAAAGGCCCTATGGCCTGGTATTAAAGCATGGTGGGGTCAAACTTAC